TTGTTGGAGAAGGAAAAACCACAGATGACTTTTTAAATATTTATGCTCCTCGATCTGATAATCCAGAATCTTATGATAACTATTTAGCAACCCTACAAGACAAAGTAGGAGAAACTATTGAACCAAATGAAATTAAATCTTTAACAGAAGGTATTGTTAAGTTTGAGAATAAACCAGAATTAGCTGATCAATATTTAAATTATCTTGAACAACAAAAAGATAAATTATATAGTGGCATCGTTTCGTAAGACTAATGAGAATATTAACACATATAAAGAACTTAATACGTTCACTTATATTTAAAAGAAAGGAAAAAGATCCTCATGAAATACATTGGGGAATAGGTGGAAAATGAATGAGATAAAAATTACTGATGAATTGAAGGCACGGATCCGTGACCATGAAGGTTGTAGGGACGAAGTTTATTTAGATTCGCTAGGCAAAGCCACTATTGCTATAGGACATTTGGTACAGCCACACGAAAGAGATCGTTTTAAACCTGGTGTTAAAATAACAGCAGATGAGATAGAAGACCTATTTTTAATAGATTTGAATAGAGCATGTGCAGGAGCAGAGCAGCTAATCGGAGAGTTGTATAAAAGCGATAAGAGATTGCCTCAAGCCATTGAGCACGTAATCGTGGAAATGGTTTTTCAACTGGGAAAGACAGGCGTTTCAAAGTTTCGTAAGATGTGGAAAGCATTATCTGAGGGCAATAGAAAACAGGCGTCACTGGAAATGAAGGACTCCAGGTGGCATTCGCAAACCCCTGTGAGATGCGAAGCCCTAGCTGAAATCGTTGAAAACGCTTAGAGCGTTCTTCTAATAAAATTTGGAAGGCTTCCTTCTTCTAAATACCAAGCATATGCTGCTTGCCAGTCTTTCTTGTATTCAGCTTTTAGGAAGTCTTTAAACTCTTCTTCTTTTTGTTCTTCACTCTTAAAGAAATTTAAGAAGTGATTCATTGATCTTTTAGTTAAGTTAAACATGTATATCTCCTTGTTATTTCGAGGAGAATATAATGCTATTTTTTCTTTTTACTTGTGCTTTTTAAATACTTCTGGTGTGCTCTAATCTCTCGATGTATCTCAACCTTAGACCAGTGAGCCATGGCAGCTTTGTGAATATCTTCTTGAAATACTTTTAGTTGACCAACATCAAGTTCAATAGGTCTACCAATATTATCACTAGCCTCTTTCACTTCTTCTCTGGTTAAACTTAAATATAGTTTGCCGTCTTGATATACAATTCTACTCATTTTATTTCTCCCCAGTTATCTCCAATCTCTGCATCACATTTAACAGGAACGTGTAGTTCAACAGCAGATTCCATTATCTCTTTAATCTCTTTTACCTGGGTCTCATTGGCTACAGAGACGTTGAGTTCGTCATGTATTTGAATCATAGGAATAACCCCTACATCCTTCCACAGATTCACCATGGCTTTTTTGGTTTGATCTGCTGCTGAACCTTGTATTAACCTATTCAATGCACGATAGGTACCTGCTCTTTTTATTTCATTCCAACCCCAAGTTTTCTTAGCGTTCTCATAAGACATCATTCTTTTGTCATTGAAGTCTTTGTTTTCATATAATTCAAAACGACAACGTCGTCCGAACAGGGTGGTGATATACCCATATTGTTCGGTATATCTTGTAGCTTTAATAATAATATTGTTGAGGAAGTGAACATTGTCATTGTATTTTTGTTTCAATGCTTTGGCTTGATCGGGACTAATATCGAGTGAAGCTGCGAGTTTAGCGATACCCATACCATACATCAAACCGAGTCCAATTGTTTTAGCTTCTTTCCTTGATATTTGCGCCATATCAGCAGTTACTTGATGGAAGTCCTTACCCTCATGGAAGAACTTAATTAGGGTGTCAGCGCCCTCTAAACCGTGTTTTTTGGCATAATGTACGAGGAGTCTAGGCTCTTGCTGAGAATAATCTAAAGAAGCCCATTTGTGTCCCTCTTCAGGTAGGAATAAAGATCTAATCTTAGGACCAATTGCTTCGTTTCGAGCAGGCACCTGTTGTAGGTTTGGATTGTTCATGGACAACCGCCCACTGACCGTGCCCCCATATTCTCCTTTTAACTGATTAATCTCTGCATGAATACGACCATCGACTTGGTGTTTGAGGATTGAATCAATAAAGGTAGTGTGAGCTTTATTATATTCCCTGGCTACCGATAAAGAATTAATCAAAGGATTTTTACTTTCCTTCATCGCTTCATTACTAATCTTGGCTTGTTTATTTTTCTCAGTGTATTCGTACTTCTCTCCTAACTTATCAAATACTTTTTGAAGTGAAGCTGCTGTATAGATATCGGAATCATCAATTTTAATTCCTGTTTCTTTTTTAATGTTTTGATAAATCTTTTCTTCTTCTGCTTTGAAAAACTTCTTTGTCTTTTCTGCTTTGTCTAAATCAACACGCACACCTTTCCAACGCATCTCAATCAACAGGCGAAGTAAATCTGTTTCTAAATTAAAGACATCAGTGAGTCCTTGCTTTTGTATTTCTACTCTTAGGAACTCCCAAAGTTTTAACGTTAACCTAGTATCTTGTTCTGCATAAATACCTGCATACTCCACAGGAACTAAATGCATATTCTCAATAGCTTTAAACCCATGCTCTTTACCGAAGTCTTCTAAAAGGTTTCCTTGTTTTCTCTCATTCAGGTAATCTTTCGCTAAACTATCTAAGCTATAACTAAATCTATTCTCATCAACTAACGGAGCTGCTAATAGTGTGTCATAAATTTTTGATACATTACATTCCACACCCCAACGTCGAAGCCAACCAATATCATAAGAGGCGTTGTGACAGATCACAATGGGATCATGTTTAAATAATTTACGAAGCCACTTCTTGACTTCTTCTTCTGGAAAATTTCCCCCTCGTGCATGACGCACGGGAAAGTATCCATCAAACCCTTCAATCGAAATAGCGACACCGACTACAAATCCTTTGCCCGTGGCCCACCCGCCACCAAGTTTTTTAATCTCTGGATCATAAGTTTCTAAATCAATAGCAACTTGTTTAATTTGTGTTTCATCTGGAAACTTTGGTCGTGTCCATTCTGGTTTGTTTTCTTTTTTTAACAAATCCATTTGTTGTTCAAATATCATCTTAGTATCTCCTCAAATTCATATTGTGAAGTTGATGGAATGATGAATAAGTTTTCTTTTGCTCTGGTCATTCCCACATAAAAGACTCTTCTTTCATCGTCTCTATTTACAGCCATGTCATCAACTATTCTTTTGGAGATGTCAGTAAACAAAACAACGTTCTGACTTTCCCCTCCCTTTGCACCATGAATGGTAGATAATCTTAAATTAGATTTCTTACCTAGGTCATAGCCCCTTCTGATTATTTGCCTCATGTACACAAGTTCTTGATCACCGATACCATTGAGAGCGATATCCCAAGGAGTTTCAATGTTTACATTGAGTCCCCATTCTTGAGATAAATCTTGATAAGAATATTTCTTTTCCTCATCAGCACCTTTCATCTTCTTGAATCCACGAGCAATGCCATACTCACCAGACTTTATGTATTGATACATAACCTTAACATCTGGTAGAGAAACTTCTGTATTATGTTGAAGAGCCTTCCAACAATTAAAAGCAGTGAGCACTTCATCTTTGATTGATAGTTTATTATTCTTCTCAAATAAATATCCTTTGCTTCTTAAATCATTAGCAATTTCATTCAAGTAATAATTAGTTCGACATAAAACTAACCATTCATTTTCTCTAAAACTTAATCTTTCGTAATTAATATTAGATACTGTACCTAATGCTTCTCTTGAATTCCACTCTTTTGGTATTCTATTTTTTACTTTACCAATTAATTGATTAGCCCTGGTAAAAACATTTTTAGGTATTCGATACGACTGATCTAAAACTCTTTCATGGCATTGTAGATTAATTAATTTAGAAACATCAGCACCACTCCAGGAATAGATTGCTTGATCATCATCACCACCAAGATAAACAATCCTTGCTTGATCCATCATAATTTTTACCATGTCCCATTCCACAGGTTTCAAATCTTGTACTTCATCGACAATAAGAACTTCTAACTTCGGAGACATGTTTTGTTTTTTAAATTCTAAAATTAAATCGGTGTAATCAAAGACACCTCTTGATTTTTTAAAATGATAATAGTCATGAGCCACTCTTTGTAATCTTTCAAACCCACCTTGAATGTGACCTGCCTTTCGATACTCCTCATGTAGTGTCGTATTCTTTACACGATATAAATCAATTAAATGAAAACCATCGGGATCTCTACTTCCTACATTATTATTAGAACGTAGAGCAGGGGATAGATCTACACCATACTCTTGTCTAAACTCTTCAAAGTCTTGATCTTGAATCATATCAGTATGTGTGCAACCCAAGAATTGATAAGCACAAGAGTGTAATGTTCTAAACCATTTGAATTCTTTTCGATCAATTTTAAACTTGTTGACCGCTCTAAAAATGGCTTCGTTAGCAGCTTTTTTCGTAAAAGAAAAGTATCCGATTCTATCGGGCTCTAATTCTTGTTGTAGATTTTCTTCTACATATTTTAAAAGTGTAGTGGTTTTACCTGTACCTGGAGGTCCAATAATTTTATAGACGTGATCTAGAATGGTATCACCTCTTCTTCTTTTTGTTCAACAATCTCTTCTATTTTTTCAATCGAGTTGAACTTATCATTGTCCACGAACCAAACTAATTGACCAGGTTTGTTGTTGAGTTTTCTCTTTGTACAATCTCCACCTAAACCACGAATGAATACAGCTACTTGATTGGTTGTTAGAGCTGCGTGCTTTCTGTTTCTCATATACTCTTGCAACTGATCAATACGAAAGAACACTTTGTTTTCTTCTTCGTCCACGAAACACTGCCCATTGAGAATGTCATCAATGTCCATAGCATTTGCTTGGTTAGAAATATATTTTGCTAAAACAATTTTGAATTGACCTTCTGGTGTCATCTCTTCATCAGTCTTAACTTCAATTGCTTTTGATACAAGATTGACAACGAAAGCATCGAAGTCATTTCTCGACATCATCGGAGGCATTGATTTAGTTTTAACCAAACATTTTTTTCTAAACTTATGTTGGTCGTATAGTTCTTCAACGGTGCACACAATTGTGCTCTCTTGATTTATAGTAATATGATAAATAGCATCATCATTGTTTCCATACTGAGTGACGTTTCCTACATCAGTAATGACACTGTTCTCACCAATACCAAATTTTCTTAAACGACATTTAGATTTATTACAGAAAGAACACATTGGTTGATCTTTACATTTGTATCCCCAATCTTTCTTATCTGCTTGTTTAATAACCTTTTCAATTTCTCTTGGTCGAAGTGCCTCTTCAAAATATTCATGATGAAATTTATGCACTTCATCTTCAAAAGACTCTCCATATTTCTTCTTCGCATACACTGCATATTGAAATAAGAAGTTGTCTCTACTACCTTTTTGTACCTTACCGTTTTCTGTTAGGTAGGCTTCAATACAATAAGGTGCATCTGCAAACTCTGATTTTTGTTTATCTTTTTTTAAAGATAATTTTTTTAATTCATCCAGGGATAATGATTTCTTTTCTACTTCTGAAATGAAATCTTCAAGACCTAGAATATTTCCTTCATCACTGAAAGCATATCGATCTGTATGCTCTAGTCCATTATGATAAGGCATATTAAGAAAACTACCGACTTCCCAATCAGCTTCGTTTCCTTCTCGTAATAATTTTTCTTGTTTAGGAAATACCTCACAATGTCCAAGCCCCATAAAAGAAGCAAGTTCTCTTATCTTATGATGAACAATACCTGCTGGCACATACTCTTTGAAAAATAAAAAGATGTGGGCACCACCACTTTTAGATTTAGTTACAATGAACGGCAGCTTTCGTCCTGCCAACTTGCGAGCTATCTCTACGTGATCGAGTGGATATTCATCGACATCAATACATCCCCATTTACATTTGTCTTCATCGTTAATAGGAAAGATGCCAATACTTGGCCAAGATCCTTTTAAATGGTTTTCCCAAAGAGAGTCCTCAACTGGCAACTTTCTAATGAAAGTCTGACCTTCAGTTTTGTTATCCTCTCGAAGACTCTCTTTAGGGGTGAACGCACCATAGGCACGCTCTAAACCAAAAAAGATCTCTTTGAATTGTGAGACCCTTTTATCCATTTAGAAAGGAATGTCCCCAGATTGTTCTTGTGAACTTCCTTCCTCATCTTCATAGCCGGCAACGACTTTACCTTTTCGGATAGAGTCGTGGAACTCAGAAGCAAGGTTGAAGATTTCCTCATCATTAAGGAACTCGTCCTTCTCAACTTTCCAACCATACCAAGAACCTTTGTCGTTCTTATCTTTGAAAGAACTGACGTTGTAGATTCTGTACCAAGAAGGCGCTAAGAAAAGCTTTTTAGTTTTAGGGTTTTGAATGAACTCATTCTTTAAACTATAAGCCCAACTTCTAGCAACCTTTAGTCCTGACACTTTCATTGAAAGAATAGCAGGTTGAGGTGCTCCTTCGCCTATCACTAGGACAAAGAAGTTAGCTGTTTCTTCTAAGTAGTTTCCGCTTGGAAGACGAAACTTTCCGTCATCTCCACGTACCGCATCTCTTGGTCTATTGTGTGGAAGATACTCATTCACAGGAGCATTACCTGTCCCTGTTCCTCTCTCTTTCCACTCATACCATTTTTTCTCATAGCCACAGACTACAAGTTGAACACCATCTGATCCGTAGACAGAGTTACTCGCATTGTTATAGATCAATCCAGGTTTGGCACCTTTGACATCTTCTAATTCTTTATCAGAATTATTCTGTAAGACTTTGAGTCTCGCTGTTGGTAGGTCGTCTTGTGTGACTGACTCTAGACCTGTACCCGCAAACTTCTCGAGATCCTCGAGTTTCATTGCCGGTAGTTTATCTGCCTTTGTGGTGACAGCACCATTTGCTTTTTCGTTTGTCATTTGTTTATTTTTCCTTTGTTATTTTTTTCGTTCGATCTTCACTTTTTTATAAGTGAACACTCCAAATTTTTCTTGATCAACAGATGTCATCGAACCTTTAGAAATCTGTTCCTCTACTAATTTGGAAAGTGTATTCCATGGCACTGCTTTTTTATTGCTCGGGTACAATCCTTTGTCTTGTAACTCGTTCATTAAATTAACAGCGTCGGAATCTTGTCCACGGCCAAAGGTCAACTTTACTTCGTTCTTAATCACATCATCAAGACCAAGTTCTTTTAGTCTAGAAAAACAATAGTCTTCGTTTTCCATGGTGATGTTTGCACGTAGTTGATCCTTGACGGAAACTTTTGAGCCATCAGTTAGTGTCAAAGACTTAACGCCAGCACCTTCAATCATTGAAGGGATTACTTCGTTCTCTAACTGAAACTCTCTATCTTTGAGTTGTTTAATCTCTGCTTCTTTATCAGAGATTGTTTTACGAACATTATCTAATTCGTTACAAGCTTCTCCTAAATCAGAGACTTGTGAACTATCTAAAGTATTAAGCTTAGACTGCTCGTATGCTTTTTCTAATAGACCCATTTTATTCTCCTTATTTTAATTCTATATTTATAGGAATATATATAGCACTCTCCCTGTCCCATTTCAAGACTTTAAAATTATTATTTGTAATTTTTGCAGCTACGGCACAGATAATCCCAATTAATACGGGATCTCCCATCAATAACAAATAATCATTAGGGGTAAAATCTTTTAGTTTTTTTTCGATTGAAAACACAAATCGTGAGGAATTTACCTGGATTTGTTTTGGATTTTCAAACATGATAATAGGCATACCGAATCTTTCACAGTCGGAAATATCTCGATACCCACCATTAGGTAATTTAGTGTTAGTCGTTACGTATACTTTGCTCATTCTCTATCGTTTCTTTTATCGCTAATCCTATCACATATGGTATTTGAGGTACAACAGAATTTCCTAAACATTTAAGTCTGTCCACCCTTTTGGGTACCCCATGAGCCACTCTACCCACGTCGGGTTCAACGTCCCACCAGCGACCGCATTGAGAGGCTTCGTGTTTCTCTTCTGTTGTGAAGGACCTCCGTTGTTCTTTGAGTCTTGGACAGTCGGAGTTGGTAGCATCGCAGTCTTCGCACGGTGTTCCACTTCCGTTGCTAGTCCCCTCGAATGTCTCTTGTCTTTGTTCGGACTGTTGTCCACATAAAAGCTGTCGTTGCATCTCGTCGGAGTCGGCCACATCAGAATTGATTGTTTCACTGCCGTCGGTAAGTCCCTCTCCAGTCCCTTGTAACTTCGACCTGAACTCCCCTTCCAATCTCTCGCTTGTGCTGTTGGCCATAGTCTCGGCTCCCTCACTTGATCGTGCAATCTGATTTGTATCGGTTGACCACTCGGACGTTTCAAATGACCAGCGTCCAATGCCCTCTGAATTCCTGGAAGATTGCTCCCTCCCGATACTGCGTCTGGAGTTCTCCACATCACTTGTTCTCTCAAGTTGGCGCATCCCCCCTTCTTCGCTTTGTCCGAAAGCTCGTCTGGTCTGCGAATTTGATGTGCTCTCGTTCCGTCTGTTGTTTGTGGAGTAGCCCACAATCCAGACCCTTTCTCTTTTGTGGTTGGCACCGACGCTAGAAGCTGAAATACTAAACGTCCTTGCGGAGTAGCCTTCACTCTCCAAGTTCTCGAGTACGGTGTCGAGACCGAGTTTAATGTGTCCACCAACGTTTTCTCCAATGACCCAAGTAGGTCGGAGTTCTTTGATAAGTCTAAACATTTCTGGCCAGACATGTCTCGGATCTTGCTCACCTTTTTTGCGACCTGCGACGGAGAAAGGTTGGCAAGGATATCCTCCTGTGATGATGTCGATTTGATTAATTCCGTCTGCTTTAAGTTTGTCATGATTTAATTCCTTTACATCTCCATAGACTGGTACACCAGGAAAATTTTTATTTAAGACTTGCTGACAGTATTTATCAAAGTCACAAAACGCAACTGTTTCAACTAATCCAGCAGATTCTAATCCTAAACTAAATCCACCAATACCACTAAATAGATCTAAGTGTTTTAACATTCTATAATTATCTATATAATAAATAGTTTATTTAGGATAGGATTGCAAGATGAAATTTATATTAATACTTTTTGTTTGTATCAACGATCCATTGATACCGATCGAAAGCACTTGTGTTATGCAACCGTTAGATATGACATTTGATTCTATGGAAGAATGTCGATTGGGAGCAGAGTATATTTACAAAGATATAAATGATCCGAATGTTTACATGACTTCTTTCTGTGCACGAAAGAACTTGACATCTATATAAGTTATCCTATATAAAGAACTTAGAAAGTTTTTATTATGTTAAGAATACCGACAAAGCCGTTTACGGATAATCAAATTGAATACTATAGTTACATTAACTATAACTATTACAACGATCGTCTAATAGAAGAAGATCGCATACTAGACAGTATTGATTATCATCTTCCGACAAGAGAAGAATATTTTTATAGAAAAATAAAATACAGAGCACTGATGAAGCCTTGGAAGTATTTACGAGATTGGAGAAACTTAATGAGATTAAAATATTTAAAAGGAGGCGTTGATGTATCCGAACTTTAAAACAAAACCATTTAATCATCAGCTGCAAGCATTAGGTTGTAGTTGGGACAAAACTAATTTTGCATACTTCATGGAAATGGGTACAGGCAAATCAAAAGTATTAATTGATAATATTGCTATGCTCTATGACCAGGGCAAAATTAATTCTGCTGTTGTGATTGCACCCAAAGGGGTGTATCGAAACTGGGAACGATTAGAGATTCCTAATCACTTATCCGATCACATCACGACAAGAATTACAACTTGGGTGGCACCGAGTTCTCGTAACAAAGAAGATCAAAAGAATATCGACAAGCTATCAGAAACTTTTGACGGCTTAGATATTTTCTTGATGAACGTTGAGGCTCTATCCAGTAAACCCGCTGCTGAATTCTTGGCCAGATATTTAAACTCAACGAATAGTTTATTGGCAGTAGATGAGAGCACCACGATCAAAACACAAAGTGCAGGACGTACAAAAAATATTGTGAAGGTTGCACGACTCGCTAAGTACAGAAGAATATTAACAGGATCTCCTGTCACAAAAAATCCGATGGATTTATATTCGCAGTGTGCTTTTCTTGATGAAGATTTATTAGGCTTTAGTTCTTACTACGCCTACAAAGCGAGATATGCAATCGAAGTCAAAAGACATACGTCGACTCATGCGTTTCCTCACATTGTGGGATTTAGAAATTTAGATGAGTTATCTCGGAAGCTAGCGTTCTTTTCTTTTCGAGTATTGAAAGAAGATTGTTTAGATCTGCCTTCGAAAATTTATTCGCCCAGGTATATCGAACTAACCAAGGAACAAGAGAAAGCGTACAATGATCTAGCGACATTTGCGATTACGCAGCTCGAGGGACAGACGCTCACGGTTAATAATACAATGACCATGTTGCTTCGACTTCATCAGATTACTTGTGGCTACTTGCCCACGGACGACGGCCAACCGAGCATTCCTTTGAAGAACAATCGCATGGACGAACTCATGAATGTTCTCGAAGAAACAGAAGGTAAAGTTATTATCTGGGCAAACTATCGACAAAGTATTTTTGATATCAAAGATGCATTGGCAAAAAAGTTTGGTGACGATTCTGTTGAGACTTACTTTGGAGATACCAAGGATCAAGACCGACAGGAAATTGTCAGAAAGTTTCAGGACTCCGAAAGTCCTGTAAGGTTTTTCGTAGCCAACCAACAAACCGGTGGTTATGGATTGACACTAACAGCTGCTCATACGGTTGTTTATTTTTCTAATAATTATGATTTAGAAAAAAGAATACAATCAGAAGATCGAGCACACAGAATAGGTCAAAAGAATAATGTGACCTATATAGATATAATTTGTGAGAACACAGTTGATGAAAATATTGTAGCGAGCCTACGAAATAAAATTGATCTAGCCTCACAATCATTAGGAGAAACACTAAAAGAATGGCTAATAGAAAGCAAAAAGAAAAAGAAAAAGTAAGTTATTACTTTGCGTATGGTTCAAACATGAATCATAAGCATATGAAAATGAGGTGCCCTAAGTCAGAGTACGTAGGCAAATTTACTCTACAAGGATACGAACTTGTATTCAGAGGAGTTGCAGATGTACAACCTTGCGTAGGTAAATCTGTACCTGGGGGACTATTTAAAATAACACCCGAATGTGAAACAGCATTAGATTTCTATGAAGGATATCCAAACCTTTACACCAAGAAATATCATTGGCAGTTTCATAAAGAGGATGGTGAATACATTGATGACAAGGTTATGTTTTACAGCATGGTCGACAAGCAAGTTGTTTACCCACCTGGAGAAGGATATTTAAGTACAATTCTTCAAGGATATAATGACTGTGAAATACCAATGGAGAATAGAAAAGGCATAACAGAAGCCTTAAATTTTTCTATCACAAGACTTGACTAAACTACATATTAATATATATTTATATAATAGGAGAAAGAAATGACGGACACGAACAAGTATAAGTCAATTATCGTAAGAATAGAAACACACACAAAGCTAAAGAAGTTAGCGGGAAAAGATCGAAAGATCTCTGGTATTGTTTCTAGTTTAGTTGACAAAGAATATGAGAAAAGAAAGGCAATATAATGATAGTTCAACATATGCAGAAGAAAGAAAAGATGCTGAAGATTGCGGAAGCAGCTATTGAAAACAAAACCAAAATGGAACCAAACTTCACTTCAAAAGAAAGTTTGATTAAACAATGGTTAGCAGAAGTTTTTGATTACGCTTATGGTTTAGGCGAAGCATCTGGGTTGATGATTGCTCAGAACATGATCAAGAGCACTGATACTCAAATTAATAATATCCTCAAGAAGGATCCTCAGTAATGAGGAGAAGGGGTATCTGTAATAACAATTTTTAGAGCCTTTGCTCGGAAAGGTTGTATATTGCAAAAACTCTAGTCTAGTGTCTCTTGCAAAAATCTAAACTAGAATATCCCTTCTCCTGATTACTGACAGCGAGAGTTGGTAATCTTCTCAGAAGTCTACCTCCCAAATCAGATGGATGAGACCTTTGATTCACTCGCACGAACGGACTAGGGGCAGAAAGGAGCTAGGAACCCCCAAACCCCTAGTCTCAAAAGAAAGGAAAACCATGGACAAAAATTTATTAAAAGAACTGTCAGTTGAAGAACTAAAGCAGCTACAAGAACAAGTTAAAAAAGAAATTAATAGAAGAACAATTAAGATTGTAGAACAGGAATAAAAAAAGGGGGCTCATGCCCCCTTGATATTTGATTAAAGATTTTTAACGCAGTAATACTTTTTGGTATATTGATCCTGCATTAAATTCCAACGTATGTGTGATTCCGCAAAGATTATTAGCCAGGCTATATACTTGTAATCCATTTTATAAGTAAATCTTTTATGGTCTGGTTCATCTTTCATGGTAAGTCTCCAATGATTTGTGTTGTACTTCAATTCAGATTTTCGAACCTCTCTAGGTAAGTCCATAAAACGAACATTACTTTTAACTAGTATGTCGCCATCAGGGCAATCCTCTAAGTATCTTGACATGCTTTCTTATCCTTTCTGTTAAAGAGCAAAATTAATCTTTCGATTAATTTAATGTTATATAATAACCCATAAATATCCATAAGTAAATAGGACATACTGTCGCACCTATAATGTTGTAATAATTGACAAAGAATAATTTATTACTAATGTTTAATTGTACTTAGGCACAACAGTACAGACATTACTCCGCATATGTTGAAGGGGGGATTTCGGTCCCCCCTTTTTTTATGCCCGAATAGGAATTAATTATCTATTTAATTCCCATTGACATTTACTGTTTTATTTATCTAAAAAAACTATATAAATATGGATAAGAGCGGGAGTGTTTACCCTGTTTCGATCTCCCGCTTTTACAAGGTACAACACTATGTTGAACGAAATAAAAAATAAGATCGTTCTTTCTGTCCAACGACAGAGAATGTACGATCCGGTATTGAAGGACACTGTCGATAAGGTCTTAGTGACTTTTAACGACGGGACGGTGAATGGGTATCTAGCAGATGAATGGGATAACTTATTATCTCAAGTTGATTCGATGTTAGAAAAGGCTTTTATGATTGAGCCTAAAGCTGCCCAACCACAACTAGATTAACGCTGACCTAGTTTAACTCCCTGCTCTTCAGCTTTTTTGCAAGCACAGTCTTCGCCACAAGAACATTCGACTTTGGATAATCGGTTATGAAGAGATGCAATATAAAGGTTTCTTAGTTGGCCCTGGTGTAATGAGTTGTGATCTAATTCATAATTTTTCATTGTTTGTTCCTTTTTATTGCGAGGGAAACTCCACTATATCAAAGGTTGAAAGTAAATTTCTACAGAAAAATTTAAATAAATATCTTGACTATAGGATTATTTTTTTCTCAACGATCCACTGACCAGGGATCACGGTCACCCGACCTACGTCTTTAATATCTTTAGTATCGTCCAGATCGGCTGCCAAAATGATGTAGTCTTTCGTTTCTTTAAGAACGTAGCCAACAGAACGCATCGGGGAGGGGCGGACTGCCAAAGCATCTTCGACTGGTAGCCACCCCGATTCCATTTCATAGGCGTCTAGCCATTTAATTTCATAGAGTTCTGACCTGGGATCAGTTTCAAACTTGTCGCTATCTCTTCGCTTCGATCGTTCTTCACTGCTGCGAACCATGCTTCTCGACCTTTGAGTATGTTGAATCTATCAATTCCAAATTTCATAAATCCTTTGGATGCGCCTTGCATCACAGACTCCCAGTCTACATCATCACCGACCATGATTCCACCGTATTTTATCTTGGGCCACCAGTTCTCGACATCATCTTGAACTGCTTCCATAGTGTGAGCACCATCTACGATGACCCCAAATACAGTGCCATCATCAAAAGA